GCCAGTGCCAGCATCTTCAATAATTGAGTGGCTTCCTGTGTGATAAATCTGTAAATCCGACCCTGCTCCAAAAATAGCTTTGCTTGAATCAGCAAACGTAATGTCATCGCCAGTACCTACTGCAATGTCTGTACCACCTGTAGCATTGCTTAGTGCAAGTATTTCAGCGAGGGTATCAACCGTGTCCTGTTGTGCATCTACATAGGCTTTAATGGACTGCTGAGTCGCTAAAGCAGTTGCGCTATTACCTGACATATCATCTTGGTCGAGTATGTCTGTGACCGTTACAGACCCAGTACCTGACAAGCCATCAAACTCTACGTTGCCATTGACCGTTACTGCGGCAAAGGTTGGAGAGTCAGCAGTAGCAACGCCTTGGTTTAGAGCCTTAACGCTTGCAATAGAAGTAAGCTCTGAATCCATCAAAGCTCCTGCGGCAGTAACATTAGCTGTGTCCGTTACGTCTGCTGAAGCCTCAATAGCATTAAGCTTAGAATGATCTGCATCTGTAAAAACATTAGAGTCGCTTGCGGCTTCAACGGCTGTACGAATCTCTGCATTTGTTTGATCTGCGGTTGCAGAGGCTTCAATGCCATCAAGCTTAGTACCATCAGTAGCTACATCACGACCATCGACTGTACCGCCAACTGTGATATTTCCTGTAGCGCCTACGGTTGTAAATGATCCTGCCGCCGCACTAGAGCCTCCAATAACAGCACCGTCTATTGTACCGCCATCAATGTCTGGAGTATTTACGTCTGGAGAAGTGAGGGTCTTGTTGGTTAATGTCTGTGAGCCTGTAAGAGTAGTTACAGTGCTATCTATTGCAAGTGTTACGCCATTGCCGCTTGCAGTAGAATCAATACCAGTGCCGCCCAATACACTTAAAGCTTCAGAATCTAAATCAATTGAAATGCTTGAAGAGCCATCAGTCAAGTCTAGGTCTTGTGCAGTAACCTGTGAATCTACATAAGCTTTGATGCTTTGTTGAGTTGCAAGGGCTGTAGCACTATTGCCTGACATATCATCTTGATCTAAAATGTCTGTAACTGTAACTGAGCCTGTGCCTGATAGACCGTCAAATTCTATAGTTCCATCAACATCTATGTTGCCACCAATTGTAAGGTTGCCTGTAGCTGTAAGGCTATCAATGTATGCGTCTTTAAAGCGCAGAACATTTGTACCTAAATCTACATCGCTATCTGTAACTGGATATACTACACCGTCTTCAATGCGTACTTGTTCTACGGCACTGCCGCCTACTTCTACATAAACACTCCAACGATTGTTAGAGCTATCAACAACTATTTTATTATTAAAGTCTTGGTCGCCTATAGTATGAATATTACCGCCTTCGCCTGCTCCACCATCGTGTTGGTGTCCTGTTGTGCCTGTAGAGGCATAAGCAAAAGCAGAAACTAGTTGATTATATTCTGTATTAAAAAGTGCGGCTGTGATTGTATCGCCATCAGAAAAAGTGCTTTGTCTTGTATAGCTAGTGCCTGACATTATTTATCTCCGTGTTGAAGGCATATAATCAATGTACATACCGTTTACTGAAAAAGGTGGGTTTATATCATCTGTTCTTATTCTAAAGCTTACTGAGTATCCACCGCCCTGTACAGCCTGCCGAACTAAAGGATCATTAGATGCTCCAAAAATAGTGCTGTTAAATAAAGATACTCCAAATATAGCAGGCGTTGGCACTGCTGACATTGTGTAATCTAAAGGCTGTGGTACTCCATCATCTTCATAGTCATATCTTACTCGCAGTACAGGCTGTGCTACTCCTTCAGGACTGAATGATATTTTTACATACCGCATATTCTTTCGTGTTCCAAAGTCTCCAAAGTCATAACTAGGAGTTGTATAAGTTGCTCTTATGTTTGCTTCAGAACCTAAATGCAAGAAAGAGTTTCCAGTATCGTGAGTATATACGTAACCTGCACTATCTCCATGAAATGTTTTTTCTGTTCCATCTGAACTAAATCCAGAAGTAATTGCTCTTGCTTGTACTCCAAGAGTTTCTGACCATGAAAAACCATTAGTAGTTAATGAGCCTATAATGCCTTTTGAATCTTTAGCGCCTTGCGTTAATGTAGTATAAAATATTCTGTACTGAGATTTTTGCCGCAATACAACACTATCTACAATTAAATCTGCAATGTTTCCTGCTATTGTTTCTACAATGTTTTGTATTTGACGGCTTACTGTTCCTAACTCAACGTCACCAATACGCGCAGTACCTGCAATTGTTCTTACACCATCAGGGCTTAAAAATACTAAGTCACCTGCAATTTCTTGAATAGTGTGGTTGTCTAAACAACCTACGTTTTTAGTAACAGGAACAACTGCAATACTATTAGCATCATTTATATTTACAAGTTTATAAATACTATTTTTACAAAAAATTACTAGATCAGAACGGAAGCCCCGTATGCCTATTACTTTATCGTCTAGTTTTATACTTCCTGAACCGCTACTAGAAAAACTATCTATATCATCTGTTCCACTATAAAAAATAGTATTAGGATTATTTGTGTCTCCTGCTACTACTAAGTGTCTATCATGTACTGTGCAGGCTGTAGGGAACACAGAACCTGATACTGTTATTTCTGCCGCAAAGTAAGTTCTATTACTTAGTGCGCCTGTTCCTGTCATTTTAAAATAAAAAGGTTTTGTAGCTGAAGACTCATCAACAATAATTATTTCGCCGTAAGTTGTGTCACCTTCATAAAGTGCAAAGCTACATTGTCCTTGAGTAGTTCTTGCTAGTGTTGAGCGACCACTAAAAGTACTAAAGTTGTCTCCGCTTCCTGCTACACTTGCTTTGTTTATTTGTAACCAAGTGCTTCCGTCTAATGTAAAGAAAATATTTGTACCCGAACAAGCTATTAAGCCATCAGCATATACAAACAAACCTAAAATTGGATTAGTTCCATTTGGGTTAGTATTTCCAAATCTAGTAAAGCCATTAATTCTACGGTAGCCGCCGTCTGCATCGACCTCAAAGTTTTCTAAGTCTGTAGCAAGCCCCGGCTGAGCTAACATCTCAAACTGATTTAAATTAGTATTTAAACCGCCTTTGCACGATAGACCAAAAGGTTGTGAACCTGCCATTAAATATACACCGTTCTATCATCTTTAATATAAAAAGGAGCGGGAGACATTAAAGCCGCTTTCATGTTTTTTAAGCCTTTTTTATAATCGTCATTTGAAAACGCCGCCGCTTGAGCATTATCTTTAAATTGATGTACGTAGTATCTAGCTCTATTTAAAAGAACAGGGCTATATACATCAGGAAATACTATAGTATCTGAATGTGCTGATAATGCTGTAGGTTGTACATAAGCAAAAAACCAAATACGATATACTTTATCTGGGATAGCACTAAGCCCAAACTTGCGATTGTCTGGGCTTTTAAATACTCGTTGAGGTGTTCCAAATTGTTGGCCGTCAGCATCATCTAAGTTTTCGCTGAGCCTGTAAAAATCTTTCCATTCTTCTATAGTAATAAATCTTAAATTTCTAGCTTCAAAAGGAGCAGTCTCGCCGGACACTCCTACTGTTGTCATGTAGAAGTTATCCCAATCTACATAACTATAATCTGTTGTGATGTCTGAACTTTCAGGCTTTAGCTCATACCATCTTGTACCTGCTACTGTTTCTACATAAATATTCCCATACATGGGGTCTGTCTCACCGCTTTCGCCTAAAGACAAGAAAGGCCATTGTGGTTCTTCATTGACAATATCAAAGTATGCTCTATTAATGACATCTTTTACGTGCGTTTGTATTCCTACGGAAGTAGAAAAAGTAGCACTTGTAAGCTCAACTTCATTAATTTCTCTGAGGATTTCATTTGATAATTTTAAAAAGGTTGTTGCCATGATTTATTTTGCCTTTGTAGTTTTAGTGGACTTTCCAAATATTACGTCCCAGTTTGCATCATACTTTTTTTTATTTTCAGCTTTGTAAAAACTTCCTGTATCTCCAAGTATCTTTCCATTTGGCTTAGCTGAAATCATCATTGGTTTTTCATTTGTTCCTACTTGTGGCATATATACTCCTTAAAAAGATTGGGGGAGTATTTCATCCCCCTCTCTTATGTTTCTACTTAGTCGATACCGTAGAATGCAGATACTAGTGCCTCTGGACGTAGTACTTTAGCTCCATAAACATGCAAGCCTCGTACAATATCACCAAAGCTATCTGGATCACGGATGACCTCAGTGCTAGTGATAGTCTGTGCAGTAGAAACTGCTGACATGTGACCCGCTACACACTGTCCTGCCGCATTAGATGTGGCCGCAATGTTGTTAGTTTTGTACATGTCAAATCCTCGCAACTTACCAGTTGATACTAGGCCGTTTCGGATTGAACCTTGTCCGGCGTTAAAATCAACAGAAAGTAGCTTAGAAGAGCTTTGAACTAGAACTTCATAGAACTCAGGGTTAGCTAGGAACCAACGACCTTCTTCTGGTACGTTTTGCTCGTCAAGTAGACGGGCCATACGAGAAAGAACATCAATTGGGTCATGCTCACTTGAACCAAAACCAATATCTAAGTTACCAGTTCCGTCAAAAGTACCTTCTGCAAGGTCAGTAGCACTATCAGAACCCATGATATGGTTAGGACTAGACGCAGAAACACCTGCAATAATCTTAGCAATTACGCCTGCGTCAAATGCATCCTTCAAAGCGTAAGCCGCTGAAGAAGTCGCTACTTCTTTAAAGTTAACATGAGACATAGAAGTTTCAATGTCGTCTACTTTAAATTTGAAAGCGTTAGCTACGTCTACAATGAGAGTAGTTTCTGCATCAGTCAGTTTAGTTTGAGTTACGTCTGCGCCACGCTCATACTGAAAAACAGTAATTTCTGGTTCTTTGATAATCTTTACAGAATCTCCGAAACCTGCGATCTCACCTGCATAGTCAGTGTTGGTAATTGCTTCAGCTACTGAAGACTTACGGAAAAAGTTAAGAACCTTCTTAGAAAAAATTGAAGGCATGAAAAAGGCATTAGTTTGCCCTGAAACAGAGTTACCAAAGTTACCGTTGGTATCTGTACTTTGTTCAAAAAGTTGATCTGATTGGTTAAAAGCCATGTTATGTTACTCCTAAAAGACAATAATTAAAAATTATCGCACTCGCCCTTCCATGATAGCTTGATCAATTTCAGCTTCATATTTATCAAAATCTCTCATGGACAACGCCGCGATTTCCCGTTGTGTCCATATCTTTGGTTCTTTAGCATCTACACCTGTTGTTTTGGTAGATACAAAGTCTGCCGCAGATTTGGAAGATTGTGACTTCTTTGACTTTTGCTTTGTATTTTTAGTTAGACCATTTTCTAATTTATATAAATCAATAGCTTTGATGGCTAAATTAACATTATTTGGGTTGTTGTAAATCCAATCCTGAATTGCTTCAGGTTGAGTTTCTGCCCAGTTATGAAACTTTTCATCGCCTCGTATATCTTCAAAGTCGGGGTGCTGTTCATGTAGGGCTGATTCAGCTTCTCTACGTGCAATAGCGGCCTCTCTTTCTTCAATAGCTGAGAGTTTACTTCTGATTGCTTCGACTTGTTGTTCGCTTTGTAAGTGTGCAACAGTCTCTACAGTTTCATATAGATCAGGATATTGTTCTCTAAACTGTTCTAGGTCTTCGACACTTTTAGGCGGTTCATAAGTAGGTTCGCTACTTTGTGCCATTGCCCTTAGTTCTTGTTCCTTTTGTTTAAAGGATGCTATCTTTTCATCATAATGTTTTTTTAAGTCATCATATCTTTTTTTATAATTAGTATTTTGTTTTCCTTGCTTGGGGGCTTCAGTAGACTCTTCGTCACTGGAGGTGGCCTTCGTAGGTCTTTCAAAATATAACCCGTCTGCGCTTCCTAAGTTTGTAGGTTTTACATCCTCATGCCAATCTTTTCTAGCATTGTATGGATTTACTTCTGGTTCGTCTATCATTTCACTTGCAGTTGTCATTGTCACTCTCCTTTTGGGGCTTGCTAGTCTTTCAAGGTGGCTGTACTGTTCGCGTTTACAATACAGGGTCTTGATACTTCAAGGTGGCCTCTAGGTTTTAAAATGATAAGGGGTCTATAAATAGAGTAGCCTTATCTCCTTTTGTTGCTTGGCATACTATCTGCGCTTATCATCCTAGATCGAATAACAGACTCTTCGTCTTCTTCTTCGATTTCAGACATTCCGCTATCAGTTAGTCCTCCAAACGCTTTCTTTCTTAAACCGCCATCATAAGCACGTTCAGCATCATCCATCATAGTTTGAAGCTCATCTGCGCCTAATTGATCGGTTGCTTTCTTGGTGAAAACAAATTCACCGTCCGATAACCTTGCGGGAATCGAATCTGATACTCCAGTGCCAAGGCCTTCTACTTCGCCTTCGCCAGAGAATTCTCCTGCTACATCCATAACTTTATCAAAGATGCCGCTTAAACGCTCATCACCATTTAGAGCATTCATTAAATATTCTTGATCTTCTTGATCTAAAGATTCATCAAGCACAAACTCTAAGTACTTATCTTCCATTTCATCGTCTGGAAGCTGTGAAGCTTTTGCTTCTGCCATTTCGTTTTCAGGAATATTAGAATAAGTATCTACAGGCATTTCCATTTCTGGTGGTACAAGCATAGAACCTTCTGCGTAAATAGCTTTGCCGCCACTCATCATGCCTTCTTTTTTATTTCTATAATAGTTTTGCTCACCTATGTCCATATTAGCATCCATTTCACTTTGTCTTTCTTGAACTAGTTTTTCTTCTACTGCTTCGTCAGACATATTATCTATAGCTTTTTGAGCCATTTGCATTCCTGTAGCTACTTCTTCATCGCTTTGAGCGCCAAAGGTTGCGCTTTCTATTTCTCTTTCTAGTAACTCAACACGGTATTGGTCTACGTTCATGTTAGCGTATTTTTCGCTTACTTCGCCACCTTCGTCATAACGACTAAGTATAGAGCCTCCCATATTCTTTCCTTTTTTTACTTCGGTAGTATATTCTTTACCTTCAAATTTAAATTTTTCTTTTCCTGCATTATGTGCTTTACTAAAAGCAGTTTCAAAATTACTTTTCTTTTCTTTAGTAAGTTGATCATAAGCTTCCTTACCGCCAAAAGCTGTTACAGCACCTGCTATTGCTCCTTTCATTTGACCTTTTCTGTAAGTTTTAGTAGCTTTTAAAGGAATAGAAGTCATTGATATATTTTCAGTATCACTACGTAATAAACTTGAAA